TCTCAAGCATGGAGAGTGTTGTGAATTTTTCAACTCTTTGAATTCTATCCTCAAGTAAAGAGATGTCAGACATTCTGTATCTCTTATATTTTGACATGACAACACTTACATTTTTTACATCATAAATGTAAGGTTGAATAGAAATTGTTGCAATATCTAAAGAGTTTGATTTGAGTGGTGGTGGAACGGGAGTTAAAGAAGGATTTCCTTGAACAACATCAAAAGTTCCATCACTATTTAAGAAAACTCTATCAATTCTTCCAACATAATATGAATATGAAAGAATTAGATTTTCTCCAGGGCACAAAGTATACTCTGAGTATTGTCCGTCAAAAGCAAAGTTCCTGGAAGAAAACTCAAATGGAGATTTTGTTGATAATGTATAAGGTGCAACACGAGGTCTAATATCAATGTAATCAGTTAATCTATAATTTTGATAAGATGGAACATCATACTTAAAGTTCTCTGCATTGTAACTATTAGCAGTAATAAATTCGCCAGTATCTGAAGAATCTATTGTATAATTTTGGAATATAATTTTTAATTTTTTATTTGGTTCTTGTAGATTGCTTTTCCTAATAATTCTAGAGTAATCATAGAAAGTATCTCTTTGCCCATCATCAAGTAGGAAATTCTTCGTGATGTTCTTATCACCCAAAACTTTAGAAGAGATAATTGCTTCCTCAGTAGATTCACTTCCTACAACGACTTCTCCCACAGAGAATTGAATGGTGTTAAGATATACGTATTCTAACTTATTTGTATCTATTTTTCTGGTTATAATCGCAGTTGCACCAGAATCCCTACCTTCAATATATTCACCAACAACAAAATTTTGATTATTATTTGGATTGCCAGAAATTAATAAAGTTGGTAATGCAGGTTCTCCTATACTATTAGACTCATACACAGCAAGAACCCTAACTACGTCAGGTACATTTAAGCTAATAATTTTATCCTGAACTCTTGTGCCATAAACATTGCTATAAGTGAGTCCGTCATTCAAAGTTGTAGTTCCGATTCCAGAATTTACAAGACTTGAATTTGAAACTACTAATGAAGAAACTTTATTGAATTTTTTAGATTTTGAACTTGGTCTAATATTTCTAACTGTCGCAATAACAATTGCATCAGTCCCACTCGTCTTTATTAGTCCATTAAATGTGACAGTTTTCCCATCAAGACTAATATTATATTGATCAGATCTTAGTGGTTCAATATCCCCATCAGAATAGGTGATTAAAAATCTATCCTCATCAAAGGAATCGAAGAAAATATCAGCATCTGAAGGATCAATTGTAACTGATATTGAGCTGCCTGAAAAAGATGCAACATTATATGAGCGTCTCTGAATAACTTCATTTCCTTCAAAATTGACCGAAGATACATTGTCTATGTTTAAGAGTGTTAAAAGAGATGAATTTGTAGAATCAACAGATGGTGACACTTTAATAATATTTGTGGTGTCAAAAGACCCTGCAGGTAAAGCACCCTCACAAATATCGGTGACAGTAGTAATTCCTGCAACAGTAAATGATGTTCCACCGGCACCAATCGAAGTAACTTTATTATAAATTGGATCGCCAGTAAAAGTTGTACTTGCATATGATACTATATCACCAACTTTTACAAGTTTGGTAAATACGTTATTCAAACCCGCAGACACTACTCCATTATTAACTCTGAATGTAGTTCCGGGTTTTGCAATATAAGAACCACGGGAGAGAACCAAATCTGCATTAAATGTGTTGATTCCGACCTGAGAATAGATTGATTTTATATCAGAAATTGAATAATCAGTTACAGATTGAATTAGTCTTCCGTTATCAATACCATTTACTACAATTTGTTCATTTTCTAGGAAATTGCCAGTTGTTTCATATAGAGTCAATTCAGTACCAGATGCAGATATTGATTCTTTGAGATAACCAGTCGCTCTACTCTTTTTACCCTCAATAAAACAAGGAGTAGAAAGTCCTGTTCCACCAAATGGGGATGTAAGTCCTATCTTGGTATATGTTCTAATATCAAATAATCTCAAATTAAATCTACTAGTGCCATCAACATAACTGGATTCCGGAACACAATCATATATTCTAGCAAGACCAATTGTAGTTCCTGCGGCAACGCTAGGAGACTCCCCAATACGAGAGTCCATTAAACTCACTGTTGTATTTGTTCCAAGTCCAATTGAAGGGAAACCATATGCATTATTAACTACAAACAAGGAACCAGCATTAAATGGAATAACTTCAGTACCTGTTGTCTGAGTGGTTCTTGGTTTGGGAACGTCTAAAAGTCTTGGTGCAATAGTTTCAACATCATAACCATTTACATAAGCCTTACCTGGACCAATTTGATAGACCATCAAATCTTCTGATGGATTATTTCCCTCAACTGTTCTCTGATTTTTGAAGTAAATACCCTCACTCAAAACTCTATCGTTTAAACTATCTCTTACAAAAAGTGAAAAGGGCCTTACAAAATAGTTACCAGACTCGTCAAAAGTTCTTCTAGCTAGTTCATCTCTAATTAGATTATATTGTGCATTCTTATCAAAAAACTGAGGTACTCCATTTTGAACTCTCAGTATTTCTACAAAATTATTTGTATCTAAATCATCTATACTTCTTTTTGAGAGCTCTAAAGTTATTTTGAATCTATCTGCACCTGGAGCAGAATAATTTGAAAATCCTTGGGCATTATCAAATAAACTTTCATCCTCATCTGCAGTGATTACTTGTTCAATAATATCAAAACCAACTTTATATGAAGGAGAAATAGAATATTGACTTAAAATAATAGTTTGTGCAGATACTCTGGCAAATACACCTCTAACAAAATAAATACCTTCCGCTACAGATACACCAGAACCCTCAGAAGTTGCATTGGTTGAAATTGTATTGCAAACTCCTTGCCCAACTTGAATAGTGAAATTTCCGTATGTTAGTGGATTTTCTAATGTTAGTGTTTCTCCACTTTGAAAAATTCTATTTGAAAAATCATCACCACCACTTTGAAGATACTTTAAATATAGCGTATAATTTCCTCTTTCAGAATCTGTATTCTTTAAAAGATATACAACTTCTGCAGTAACACCACTGGAAGAACCTCTTAATTTTTTGCCTAAAAATTGATCAAAGTATAAAGAAATTGGAGTTCCATTAAAAGACTCTTCAATTTCTACGGCATAAAGTGGGTTTTCGTATCTTAATTGTCCGGGAATTACTACCGAACCTTCTTTAAAAATATGCTTTCCGTATTGCTCAACCTGATTTTGTAGAATTGACTGTAAAGTTGTCAGTTCCCTTGCTTGTACTGGATAACCTGGTTTAAATAAGACTTTATAATAGTCCTTATCAATATCAAAATCGTCAAAATATGGAGAGACGTTGAGATTAGTTTCCTGTGGCATAATTCTTTAGAATTGCAAAATAACTTTGATATCTTCTTTTTGGTTTTGAGATCTAGTAATCGAAGGTCTATTATCGACATAAATGATATTGCCAGAGTATTTTTTAACTTCTGGATTTGATACGCCGCCGATAAAAGGTTGTCCAAGATTATATGTTCTATTATTTAGTGTGGTAGTTATACCCGTAAATTCTGTATCAATAGAAAGACCAGTATCACCAATAAAGGTAGTTCCTCCAGTTCCAACTTGAGCAGTAAATCTGTTTAAATTAAGTCCATATTCTGGGTTTGAATTTTGAGAACCATCCGTATTAAATCCAACAAAAGATTTATCTTGCCAATATTTTAAAACGCCAGTATTTTGGTCATAAGATACAACTCTACCAACGGCAGTGCTTCCAGTGCTTATAGTTTGGGTTATAAAAGAATTTGCGGCAAAAGTTGCAGTATCAAAACCAAGACCAGTTAACTTGAGGGCATAGACTGCGCTAGCTTTATCCAAATCTAGTAATGATGTCGAATCATGTGCTTGTGGATTTTCTACAAGACCAACTCTTGCAATTTTATTTCCGGTAATAAAATCTGGATTTTCTGTGTCGTTTTCTATCCTTGAAAAAACAAGAACATTATAGGCACCAAGTTCTCTGTAAATATCTGCCCCATGTCCTCCCTTTGGTGGAATAATTACATCAAAAGTTGGAGTTACTTCTCCAGTTGGAACATTTCCCCCTTCCAAATCAACAGTTCCATAAGTATAACCAGAACCACCAATTGAAACATTTATTGATTCTACCTTAGAATCGTTATTAATGACTATAGTTGCTCTAGCACCTGTACCATCTCCTTTAATGGGAACGTTGGTATAAGTTCTATTTGCTGTGCCTAAACCAACACCTCTGTTAGTTATTGTAATAATTTTAAGTTGATTGTTTGGAAATGCTGCATTATTACGAATCGCTGCGAATTCACTTGATGTTTCCCAATTTTTTGGGACTGGCATAAAGTTAATAGTATCAAACTTTATAATCTCACTTGGCTTAATTGTATACAAATATTTCCAAATATAACCGTCACCACTATCCCCCGCAGCCTTTGGTTCCAAATCTGTAAAGGTTGGCTCATCTAATGAAGGTCTTCCTCCGGGATTTTCTGGGTCAGTTCCATTTTGTAAGCAAATATAAACTCTAAAATCACTATTAATTACGTAATAATTTGAAGAATATAAACTTGTTGCGCCTGAAGGATTGGATGTATTTGTTCTACTAATATCATGACGATACATGTCATATGTCGTCCCAGATGACCAAGTAATTTTTCTAATAACTTGATTCACGTCACTTGCTTTAATTTTCTTTAAAGCAATCATAGTATCCCAATAATCATTCTCTTGCTCAAAACTATCTCTAGGAGATGGTGGATTAAAATCCCAGTTTATATCATAATCTGTTGCATTAGGTAAACCAACAAAAGAATAATAAGAATTGGCAGAAGAAGTTGCTGCAGAAACAAAATTCTTAGCATTCAAAATTCTTAATTGGTCAGTTATTATTGCAGACATTTTAACGTTTTTTATCTATTTATGTACTATATTGTCTGAATTTTAGACGATTAAATCTTTGAACTATTGGTGAAGTAGACATTCCTCCAATGTTTGCATAACTTTCAAAATCTTCTTCGTCTTTGCGTATTGGAGTTGAAATTCTTCCCCAACTATACTCACCATAAAAACCACTAAATCCAAGTCCACTTAATCCATTAAAGTCAGAAACGCTTACTGTAACTTGGGCAACATATGTAATTCCAACACCAGCAACTGCAGTTTGTGCAATTGAAACGGATGCAACCTGATAAATGTTGTCAATAAATGTTGTTCCAACTCCAACTGTTCCACCAGAAGAATTTAGTGAGGTAAGCCCATTACCAACATTTGACTTATTAATAGCAAAATAGTACCCAGTTTCAATTCCACTAATACCAGTTGTTGCAATGCCAACCGATACTGTTTCACCATCTCTTATTGGAGAATTTTCTGGGATATAGAAGTCAAATACAATACCAGTAGATGCTACTCCAACAGAGGTTGTTTTGATGCCAGAAATTATTCCAAAATCTCCAGTATATGAAATATTATTAATTACTTCATATTTTGCAGATGGGTGCTCAATTAAGATTTCTGGTGGATTTGATGTAGTATATCCAAATCCTGGAGATGTAATTTCTATAGAGGTTACTATACCATCAACTATAATAGATGATGCTTGTGCTCTTCCAGTAATTCCAATTCCAATAGGATCTCCGATTGAAATTGTTGGAGATGTACTATAACCAACACCACCATCACTAATCAACACTGAAGTAATAGTCCCAGATGTTGATACAACTGCTGTAGCAGAAGCTGACACCAATGTATCTTGTGAGATGATTAATATTTTATTTTGTGGTTTTTCTGTTGTTCCATCTTTTTCATACTCTCTATCACTATCAAAAAATGTTTTAACACTTTCTACAAAAATTTCAGTAGAACCAATTCCAAAATTTTGAATTATGTTTGAATTTGGTTGAATGTATGGTTCATAAATCACCCTATCTTTTCCAACAAATTGACCATCAACGAATAAGTCTTCCGTCTGTCTACACCAAATTAGAGGTCTTAATAGATTTTCATTCTGAGTAACCGCAGGACCAGGATAGAGATTAGTTTCTAAAGTGTCTGAAGAAATAATATCATTAACTAATCTATCATTTTGTACCAATTTAGAATCATCACTATTAAGAGTTACTTTATCTCCAATCTTAATAGTTTCTAAAATATCTACAAATAATGTATCAATATCCACAGTTCCTCTGTAGAAGACTATTTTGGAAGTATCACCTACTTTGGGAGCTTCTGTAAATCTGATTGTACTTCCACCCTTAAATGCATAACCTTCTCCAGGAACTTGAAGTACATCATTTATAAAGATAAGCAAGCTAGCTTCAAGTGCCCTTTGGTCTATAATTGATCCCATTTTAGATCTAATTGTGGTTTGATTGCCCTCAATCAGTATTGGGAATACTGTTCTTTCCCCATCAAATAAAGAATCTAGTGGATCGATTACTTGGAGAGAACCAACCGTCCAAGCAGCAAATTGATCACTCTGAACAGTATCAATAGTAACTTGGAATTCAGAGAAACCCGGTAATGAAGTTGTTTGAATTCCAGTAGTTCCTCCAATAGAAACTGTTAATATTTCTCCTTTTTTATATGCATATCCAAGATTTTTCAACTCAAAAGATGTTACACTTGAACCCTGACCAACAACTATATCAATCGTTGCTCCTGTTCCAAATCCTGCAGAAGATTCTGAACTATAAACTAAAGGAATATTAGAATAGGATAGTGGAGAATCAAACACAACGATAGGTGGATTTGATGTTGTATAACCAATTCCAGGATTAGTAATAGCAATACTAACCACACTTCCATTTAGAACTGATGCAGTTCCTATGAATTCAATACTAGAATTCACAAGATTTTCAGTTTTGACTCCAACATTAACTATGTTTTGAATTCCATCCCTGTAACCAGAACCACTATTTCCAATACTGATTGACTGAATTGTTCCAGCAGAAGAAACTACTGCAGTTCCACCAGCGGATACTAGTGGTTGGTATCCAAATCCCGAAGTTGATGCAATAGAAAGTATAACTCCTCCTCTTGGTAAACTTGTAGTATTGACATCATACTCGGAGGGTAATCCTTCACCAATAAAAGTTATACTAGTTATTCCCGCATTTTCTGTCAAATCATAAACACCAGTAACACCAACAGAAACTGATGGTTGGAAAACACCATTAATCAGGACAATTGCATTATTGGTGGATATTCCGGATACATCATTTCCATTATTTTTTAATATAAAGGAATCAGCATATGCATTGAATTGATCGGATATATCATCAAAAATATAGTTGCGAGTATATGATTCTTCCAATGTGTCTGGAATTCCAGATCTTAAAAATACTCTTCCACTGAAAGAAGAACCCGTAGAAATACCAATGTAGTCTACTTCATCGGGTCTATTGGATGGATTTATAAATGGAATTTTTCCAAAAGGAGCCTCAGTGAAATGGATTGTACTGCCAACGATATTATAATCTCCCAAAACCTTAGTAACTAAACTTGATGAAGTATGAGATGCTGGAACTGTTCCCAACCAAGGTCTTATGACAGAAATAACATTAGTACTACCAACTCCAACAGAATATACTTTCATTATTTCATCATCAATCTTAAGCAAATCTCCACCAGAAATTAAATCTGCACTCGATAAATAAATTTCAAAATCGAAGAAAGAAATATCTTGTATTGCTGTAGTAGTTGTAGAAGTAGATACTACTGGAGATTGAATCGCATTATCTAAAGTTATAATTGCTTTGTTATTTTGATTTTTGGCAGTAAATATATGAGAACTGCCTATTCCAACAGAAGTTATATCCAAGACATCTGGTGTAGTTTTCAGAGCTTCAGAAGATGAAGCGGAGACTTGAATGTCAATATCGTTAATTTTTACAACATATAATGTTGAGGGTAGTTTATCAGTCAAACCAATACCCGAAATAGATGTTGTTGCAATTCCAATTGCCTGTGTAGTACCCACACCTGGATAAGAATATGCAATTTCCTCTCCAGTCACATAGGTGTGATATGGAATTCTAATAACGTTTGTGTCAACATTTATAACACTTTCATCACTAGCATCAAAATATCTTTGGAAAATTGGTAATGTTCTGTAATTTAAATTAAAATGCTTTCTGACATCATTGTCAGTGCCTGTGTATATTCCATAATCATAGTTAATAGCTGCATCAGTTAAATCTATTTGTTCATTTACTTCATTTAGTCCAACATCAACTTTAAATAATTTTACATCAACCTCAATGTTTTCATTTGGTGTAAAATATATGTTTGTATATGAACCAGAAATACCAGAAGTTATAATTCCAAGTTGATTTTCAGTCTGTAAGACTCCAAACTCAGTATCATAAGAATTTAAATTATTAGTAACAGTTAAAAATTCTGACAATTGATACTGGGAATTGCTTATATCTTCAATACTTATGACCGAATATGATGAATTGTGAGAATCATTTAGATATGAACCAATTACAACCGATGTTGGTGAACTGCTACTAGCTATAGATACTGAAGATGAATTAATAGAACTTCCCGATAGAATTTGAGTTCCTATTCCGGATGTTGTTGTATTTCCCAGTGACACCACAAAAGTATTAATAATATACTCCACCGAAGTTGGTTCATCTATTATTAAATCAATTCTAATATTTGAACCAGATAGGTATGCATCGTAAGTTCCTATTCCTATGGTTGATGTTGATTCAAATGTATCTGTAGAAAGTTGACCATAATCCTGGAAGCGAACCTCAGAGCCATCGTAAATATATGAAATTTCATCATACTGATAATAAGATGAATCCGTTGCCCCTATTTGAACCAAAACCTTTCCAGACCTATATGTAGAAGAAATTCCAACAATTTCAATAGAACCCAAACTGCCAGATGCTATATTAGTTGTAGATACTCCAACACTAACACTATCTCCCAAATTAACTAAGTTTGTGGAACCTATTCCAACATTTAAATCGCTCAATGAGAAAGAGAATAATCCAAGATGATAATCATTTCTCTTCGCTTTAGTTGGATAAAATAGTAAACTACCTTCAGTACCAAATACAGAAAAATCAAAAAATCCTAAATCATTAAAACTCCTTACTCCATACTGATTCAAAAATCCAGTAGAATTATCATGTAAAAATGTAACTAAACTTAGTTGAGTTTCGTTTACAAATCTCTTATCTCTTGCAAAAATTATATATTTTTTACTTCTATAATCATTCAAAACAAAATTATCTACTATACTAAATTGAGTAGCTCTTGGGTTGCTATTAAATTCGCTTGAAATATCATCAATTGTTAATACTCTGTTTCCTATAGATTCAATATAATCCTGGATAATTGCAGAGTTAAAAATTATTTCATTTGATAAAATAGACCCATCAATATTCAAAGTGTTTTCGCTTGCCAAATCAAAATCATTAACACAGTTTAAATCAACAAATGCAGACAAGTCTGAAATTCCTATAAAATCTCCCTGATTTTGATCTGTAGATATTCCAGAATTAGATGGTATGGATTCTGATATTAAATTACCAAATTTTTTAAATCCTGCAGTATGATTTAATGTATTTACTGGATTAATCCATGTATTAAGATCTACGGTTGACTTCAAATCATAAGAAAAATACTGATAATAATCACTATCCTGTACTCTTTGGAATGTATTATTTAAAAATCCAGTCTCACGATTCCAACCTTTTCTGGATGGAGATGATGAATCTATTTTATAGTTTGAATCCAAATCAATAACTTTTTTAATTATTCCAACAGACCCAGAAGTTCTTCCTTCTATTTTTTGATTGATGGAAAAGTCATTTATCGTAGAGACCTTCAGATATTCATTATCTTCATCCCAATTTTCTACAATAGCACTTGCATTGGAAGTATAAACTGTTTCTCCTTCATAGAAAATATTTTTCTTTAATTTAATATCAAATATTGGGAAATATGACTCAGGAACAACTCTTCCTGCAGAATTTATAGAACTAAAAGTACCTGGGGTTTCGCCATCTTTGAGATATGAAGAAAGATTAAATGTTAAAGTTCCATCAGCTCCACCAATATTAGGATCAATTGCTGTAAGTGTAAATAACGAATATGCATAGTTGCTGGAATTATATCCTTTTCCAGTGGAAGCAACTCCAACACTCACCCCCTCAATCAATATTTTACTTCCTACTGCAAATGGATATTCTTCGGGATCGCTAAAACTTGACCCAAGAGTTACTACAACATTCTTAGTAGAGTTATTAAATACTATATTTTTTACTCTAATACCATTCGAGTTGTTAATTGGAATTATTCTAGGAGTACTAGTTAATTCTGAACTATTTTTATTAATACTTACATTTTTACTTCCGATAGTATATGTTAATTCAACATCTTCTATAACACCCCCACTATTACCATTAACAACTACAAGAGAAGGTGCAGTACTATAATCTTTACCAAAAGAAGAAATTCCCACACTATCAAATTTGAACAATGGTTCAAGGACTAGAATTGTTGGGTATTTGGCCAAAGGTCTTAAACTATAGTCTGTAGGATATTCAAATCCAATATCTTGAATTTCTGTAGAACTAACTCTACCGATTGATTTTGTTTCTGGAATGAGTATAGCACCAGAACCACTTTCAGAAATAACTGAACTAATTGATGGCAAAGATGTGTATCCCCTTCCTCTGCTGGTCAAAGAAATTTCTTTTATTGCACCCTTTACTTTTGTAGAATCGGTATAGTAATATATTTCGCTAGAGACTGATGATAAAGAATCATAGTCTGGTTTATCTAATATATTAAATTTAAAAGTAGTTGATCCAATTCCAACAATAGAATATGTGTCATTTAATCTATTTTTGACTAATGATATTTGACTGCCAGAAATTACATCAGAATCTTTTATAATTTCTTTTTTGACCTGAGGACTTAGATTTAGATTAATAGGGACTAATTTGTAATAAAGATTATTTGGAATTTCATCTCCAACCAAAATCGTTAGTTTTGCGGTAGAATCAATTCCAACTCTGCCACTTCTAGAAACTTCAAAAATGCTCAGGGTTGATGTTGAGTTAAATTCCTCACTAAATTTAGAATCTTTATAAATTTTAAGATCGAAAGCAGAATAAGTCGCCACCCCAACGTTAGAGAAGAAACTTAGTGATGAATCCGACAAATCAAAAATAATAGGATGATTTCTCTCTACTGTAATTGGAGGATTTATTGCGGAAATGGTTCCAGTTGATGATGTTGTGATGTCTATAATTTCTGGATTTAATTTAGTTGCCCCATAATATGTCGAGGACAACATAATTGTATCTGAATCCACGACTATTACATAATATGATTCATGATCAACCAATCCAGTTGCAGGACTATTTGATGTATGTAAAATCTTTTGTCCAGTATAATACTTATGATTATTGATACTTATTCTATTATTTTCAATATCAACAGAAGAGAATTGTCTTGGATTTATAAGCATTCTCCTACTGTAGTCATCATATTTTACAATAAATGTTGTAGCAATTCCAGTCTTTACATCAATAGTTACTTTATCTAATAAAGATAGTCCATGAGTTTCTCCTGTGGATACAGTGACTACATTTTTACTGATAGAGCCAACTAAAGAATTTTTATAATTTGTCCTAAAACTGTGCGTATTGCCCGTTCCTACTGAAGTAAAGTAAAGAATTCCAGATGCAGTGGAACCCATTCCAACAAAAGTTCCAGTAGAACCAATACCAACTTTAATTGTTGAAATTCCAATTAAATCATTAGAAATTTTTGCAACATAAACCGTTAAATTATCATCAAGTTGAAAACTAGAATTCCCATCAGTAGAAACAGAAACTCTTGTTCCACCATTTGCAGAATAAATTAAAGAATCTCCAGTAATCAAATTGTGATTTGGTAGGTATAATGATTGAGTCGGAATTGAAATTTGAGTGATTCCAACACCGGGATTAGAGAAATAAATGGTACTTACAATACCCACACCAGAAAGTGTTCCCAATCCCACAGTTTCTTTAGGCTCAAAATAAAATTCACGGTCTATTCTGTAATTGTATGATGTAGAAATTCCAAAGTTGATAGAAAATCTCTTAGTTTTTTCCGTAAGTCCTATCCCAGCACCGTATGTTACTAGACCAACTGTACCATTTTGATTGCGAAGTACTTTGATTCTTGATGATATTGGATCTATACTCAAAACTTTTATTTCTTCATTTCCAATTTGATATATGTCATTTTCTCTGATGTTTGGATAACTTAAATTTCCAGAGACATTAAAATAAGTAACCAATCCGGTATAAATTGCGGAACCAATTCCGGAAGTTAAAAATAGATTATTATAATTTACATTAATTGTACTAGATTTTTTATAATCAAATTGTCCGGTAAAAGTAATCAAATCATTATCCACATAATAATGTGGGATAGTAGTAAATCCAACAAAACTTCCACTTTCATTGGGATACAGTACAACATCATCAAAGGAAGAAGTTGCTACGCTAATTTGAGTTACTGCTTTTCCAAATAAAGAAGAAACTTTTGCTTTTCCTGAAGAAATAAAATTACCTTTATTTTTAAAAACAAGTTTATCTCCAACTTTATAGTCTTCTCCACCGTCAACAATTGTAATGGATTCCAAATCTCCGGGGAAAATATTTTTTACAACTGAATTTTGTTGTTTTATTTTATTTGGATTTAAAAGATACTTATACGTTGTTTTATCACTTATGAGATTATATGGAGTTGTATTTCTTCTCCAACCAGTATCATTTATATCAATAAAATCTTGATTTGAAGTATTTTCAAAGTTAAAATCTATGGGTTTAGATTTATAAGAATTTCCTATTGCATATGGGAATGAAGGAAGTTTGTAATTTTCAAATAAACCGGTTCTCTCAACATTACCACTATTAATTGTAGTAAAATACGCATAAACTCCATTTGGAAATTCCGGTGTTATTCCAAATCTTCCATTATGCTCATCAAGATCTCCATTTCCAACGTAATCATAATCTTCCACAAAAAATCCTTGAGGATAAATTGAGGTGCTTGGTCTACCTAAAATAATTCTTTGCTCATATCCAGAAGTAAGAGATTTTACAGATCCTCCAGTTGCAGATGAATATCCATAAGGACCATAAATTGGATTTCCATCATAAGCCCATCCAATAATAGGAGAGTGTCCACTTGATTCTATTTCTCTCTTATCCTGGATAGCTAAATCTGGAGTATAAACAACCTTTCCGTTTCTGAATGATGTTCCCTGAACCAAAGATCTTAAAGGTCTAGGTGCATAAGCATGGCTATATTGGAGTCCATAATCGTTATTCAAACCTGTAGTTAATAGTCCATCATCATTAGCAATTTTAGAATTTTGAATTGCTCTTTCGACAAGATTAATCTTCCACGATTTAACTGCAGATTCAAAATCAGCACCAAAACCAGAAGGAGTTGCAATTATAGCAGTATTATCCTGATTGTATCCACCACCCCCATAAATTACTTTAACTTGAACCAAAGAACCATTTGAGAAAATGGGCGTCAATAATGCACCAGCACCATCACCAATAACTTCGAGATTTGGAGGAGAATTGTACCCACTTCCAGGACTGTTTATTAATACATCAGTTATTTGTCCATTGGATATTATTGGTTTTAGTTGAATTCCGGAACCAGAATTCAATTCAAAAAGTGGCTGTCTATTAAAGTTAATAATATCTTCGGATCCATAGTTAGAACCACCCGACTCAACAAATACTGACTGAATTTCTCCTCTAAAAATTGGTTGAACAACTGCATTAAAATCTTGTCCACTAAAAGTAGATACTCCGATTCTGCCCTTTACAGACACTCTAATTTCTGGATAATTGAATTTGTGATTTCCGGACCCAGCAGAAATTAAATTTATATATTGTTTTGTATCGTAATAAAATGATGTAGTAATTCCTAAGGAACCAATTCCAATGTTCGATAATCTAAATTCATCATCACTTACTTTTGTTACATAGTATTGTGCTCCAGATGATAAACCACCGACATTGGTTTCTGTTGAGTTATATACAATTACTTCACCACTTTCATATCCATGATTTTTAATATTGATAATATCGGATGCTGTGTTAATTCCAGAAGAAGTTGCTACAGTTAGTTTGTTTTCATAATTAAACCCACTATTTTCAATAGTAATGGAACCTATTTTCTTCTTTTTATCTTTAGATTTAAAAGAATGATTTCCAGTCCCATTGGAAATTAATTGGATGGTATTTATTCCTGATACTGCATCGGAAAAAGATTTGTGCAATTTAACAGTAAATGCATCCTGAACAGAAACAAAATAAGTGGAATTTGTTGCCAACCCAGCAACTGCAGATTGCCCATTTGTTACATAAACTACTTCTTCTGCATCGCGGAATTTGTGTTCAGTGGAGAATCCTATAGAGTTGATTGGATTTATTTTAACTAACCCTGCAGAAATTTGCGAATTAAAAGATACTTCATGGTCAAAACTAACTAATTTTGCCTTTGCCGAAGCACCAAACCCATTTCCGCCAAATATTTCTATTTTTGGTTCTTCTAAGTAATCAAATCCAGGGTCTATAATATCAATCCTTTTTAATTCTCCTTTAATAGAGCAGTAAGCGTTTGCTCCAAAACCAATTGGATCAACAATAGACAATACTGGTGGGTTAATTACATCATAGTCAAATCCACCTGAAGTTGGAATGATTTCTTCAATCGGACCATAAAAAACATTGTCCTTGGACTTATAATTGAGTAATTCTACTCCATTTATGAAAATTCCAGTAAGACCAGGTTCAGTTTGATAAGTATTTCCATCAATTTCTGGGCTTGAGATTTTTCTGATTAACTTTTGAGATTCAAGATTTTGCGTAGAAAGATTTCTAAAAACAAAATCCGCCAATTCAAACTTTGCATTAATAACTGTACCATTTACTGAAACAAAATTTTCTGTAAAAATACCACTTCTACTTCTAGATAATTTTACTTCTGTCTCGCTTACTTTTTTAATAAAGTAAACACCAGTCCCAATACCTAGGGTATTTCCTACCGAAGGTTTATATACAATTGAGTCTCCAGTATATAACCCGTGTTTACCTATATTTAAAATATCCCCATCAAAAGTGCCACTAAAAGTAATTGATGAGTCATTTATTTTTAGTGGTTGATTGAAATAAGTTGGTAAAGATGGAGATGCAACATATAAAGAATCTGCACCATCAACATAAACATTTTGTACATTAGATGTAAATTGATTAAGTGATGGATAATTCTCCGATAAAACTTTAACAAGATTTTTCTTAACTGTATAAGAAAAATCTTCGGTTAATTCTAACTGATTTGGTCCAAGTTGAATTGTAAATGATTTCTCATTATCATATGAAGTTACATTTGCAATTTTTTCATCATCACTTGAAGAAATTATAGTTACTAAATCTCCTACCTTTAAAGTGTGATTATCATATACAACTATTCTATAAGATAAATCTGAAATATCTAATAATTCAACACTTTTTACATCGTAGGAAACGGGAACGTTAAAAAACCAATTATTTGACTTATAATCACTTAAATCCACACCTAGGGTTTTTATCTTTATATTGTCACCTTTAGAATAAAAACGTGTATCTTCTGGTATTTCTAATTCAGACAAAACTCCAAGAATTCTAATCCTAACCTCATCACTATCTTTACCGTACCCATAAGCATAAAAATCAGTCTTTATCTCTGAATTTTCCGGTATATTTTGAGCAATTCCCGAGCATCCCAAGAATTGATTTAAAGTTTTACTAGTATAAGATATGTTTAAGGACGTTCCATTCTCAAGTTCAACTAGTAAAGTTCCATTTTTAACAGGAAATCCTACAGTTGAATCTACCTCCAATGTCGAGGTTCCAATTGCAGATTCTATTAGTGTTCTTGTTTTAGGATGTAATGCAAACTTGCCATATACTGTTCCTATTGGTAGAATATCTTTATCATAGTCAGAATCTAAACTAATAACATAATAATCTTTATCACCTCTTCGGATTCTTTCAACCTTTGTTATTGTCCCTTGAGCTCTGCCCAGAAAATCATTTGGGTCTTGGTACAATGTCGTATTAATGAGGTCCTCAGGATTGCCAAGAATCGCTTCTACAACTAAATCAGAAGTAATACGATATTGTGCGTCAGATGGTTGAATAAGATAGTCTCTTGGACGAATTACTTCTACTCTTTCCCCGTAAAGAGCTCCAAATAATATCTTAAATGAATTATCAGTTCCTTTAGATGAATAAAAATCTATCGCTTGCTTAATAAAAATCCTTTCATTTAACTCAGAATATAACTCCCTGGTCTCAAATCCAGGAGTAATTTGCTTTTTAACCTTAACAAGAAACTCTTTTAGGAAAAGAATACTTAAGTTATTTACAATTGACCCAGAAATATGCTGTTGCGAATCAGATTCTTCAAATTTTAACTCATTATAAGAAGTAATCCCACTAAATCCACGAACACATCCTTCAAAAGTTGTCGAAGTTTTTGAGGTATATGTAATAATTTCGGAATCAATCAATAGCAATCCATAGGAATCTGGAAATCCTGCAGTAGAAGATACATTAATTACAGAATCAAAAAAAGTAACTTCAGAAGTTAAAGTCGTTAATTCAATTAAGTTTGTTAAACTGTCAACTTTAACATATTGGTCAATATTTTGAAGTATATCACTAGTTCCACCTTGATTTTCTAAAGAAATATAGTATTGTGATAAAAATTCTGATACTAAAGGAAATTCTTCTCTAACAAATTGAGGAAGTTGATTGTTGAGAACGGAACTGATTTTGATTCTGGTTTCTGTCATTTTATTATATTCTTACGAGGTCTCCATTAGTGTAACTTGATGTAAATCTGTATGAAGATCCAGATGTATCTGAACCTGAAGAAATTTCATCAGAAAGCATGTTTAATTTAATACTATTAATATCTAGTTGCAAATACAAATCCTGTAATCCAATTACATCATTTGATTTTGGAATCGCAGAAATTTGAATGATTGGTTGCTCAAAAGATTGCTTGACTGTGGAAATTATATTAACTGGGAATAATCGTATTTCTCCCTTCAAATAATCAATTATCCCAGCATTTTTCTTTACAATTACTGGTTGAGCATTCTGCAATTTGAAAAATAATATATTTCCTGTAGTTCCATCTGGATTTGGAGTATCTCCAAGATACAATGTATCATTTATTCCGGCAACATTAAATCCGGAAGATTTTATGTTGTATCCAGTCTTATCTTTTATGTAAAATTCATTTCCAAAGCAAATTTCATAGTCCGAAAAAGTATTTAATGTTGCTCGCAAATCACGTCTCATTACAACTTTTGTAATATTTGATGTGATTGCACTATCAGAATCGTCAATAATTTTTAAATATTTGCTATATTTAAATCTTGCGCCATATCTATTAAGTTCTTTTGAATTTGAGTAATTTCTTATATTGCTTAATATCTTATCTCTAAGGAAATTTGAATCAGAAGTTGTATTTGAATTGTAATATGCAGTCGTATCTGTCTCCAAGTAGAGATATTTTAAATCTATAATCTCTGGAACTATACCGGCAACAGCATATTTTCTCAAATCTCTTTCAATATTATCTTTAACTTGATTTGATACAAATGGTCCATTAATTGGTTTTATACTTATAAAGACCTTTCCATATCTTGGTGGATTTAAATCTTCACCACCAAATACAGATACTGATTCAGTTTCTGGGTATATTTTTGGTATAATAGTTTCGTAATCCGTTGCCGTTACGGCACGATTTTGAGCTGAGTATTTTCTAGGTGCATATTTCTTAATGGATTCTACAGACTCAATCTCTCTCCCATTTTGGGAAGGTGAGTTTGTAGTAATAAGAGATACTCCTGTTGTTACAACTCTATTAAAATCATCTATAATACGTCCACTATAACTAAATTCAGAAACTCCGTTCCCAGTTTCTCCATTTGTAATATTATAAGAGACTTCAATATAATTTAAATTTTCTAGACTTCTACCAAATACGCCATCGCCAAATATTAATTCATATCTTTGATCTTCAATTTCTTGTATAAAGAAGACTCTAGACTCCGAATCAACTTCAAATAAATTTGTTGCAAGTCTATATTGATTTTTTATTGTACTTGGTTCAGTATCTCTTATAAAAACACTGATAGAATCCACGTCAATATTTGCATTATCTAAGATAAACTTTTGATTTGGGTCATTTGAATCTACAGTAAAGTTATTAGTTATAAGTGTACCTTCATGAATATCAACATTTTCAAATAATGCAATTCCATTTACAACAGGAACTGTTATATCCTGAGGGATAATAAAAGAAAAACTTTGATTTGCAAATGTTGTACTTGTAGTACAAACAACTCCACTCTTAAGGGTTAATGTAAGTGGATTTGTCGGAAATGCTGTAGTATCTACAAAGAACGATATATTTGCTCTTGCCGCTGAACGAGAATGTGGAACATAACCAATATTTCTTGCAAGAGAAACTACATTTTCTCTTAGAGTTGCACTATCAATAAAAACCTCATTGCTAACCATATTAGCATTGTATGAGGAAATATATGTATTATATGCTAAAACATCAATTAAGTATGAAAGGTTTGACCCAGCAAAATCATAATCAGTAAAGTTTGAGTTCGCTCTTAAGTATTCCCTAAGCGAACTTTTTATTTGGTCAAAGTCTAAATTTGTGAAATTAACTAGTGCCATTTATCGTGTTGGCTGAAGTGCAAATGATAATTGTTGAGGTGGAACGTCAATTCCAACTATTGTATATTCTATAGTCACATTAAATTCATTATTACTAAAATTTGGAGCGACTATGACATTGTTAAGAATCACCCTTGGTTCATAATTTTCAATGGTATTTTTAATCTCATCTTTTATTACCGCCGCTTCAATTTCATCAATATTTTCGAAAAGAGACTGACTTATTTTTGAACCAAGATTTTCATCAAAAAACCTTTCACCTGGATAAGTAAATACCAAATTACGGACAGAGCGAGCAATCGCATTTGCATTATTAAGTGCAATTAAGTCATAATTAAGAGGATTTGATTGAAAAGACATGCTTATGTCTTTAAAACCCTTACTGACTCGCTCTAAAGGCATTAAAGTGTATAAAAACTGTATTATTTATTCGGGTTTTTTGGATTCATATAGTGGTTCAGTTCCGTATTCCCAGTCATCATAGTCCTCGTCATTACGAATTTTTTCATGAATTTCATTTTGGTGGAAGAAATCGTGTTTTTTGGGAGTCAATGCATCATTTGCAATCTCACGAAGCATTTTTTTGCTCTCAATTTGAGTTTCCCAACCATATTCAGATGACAAATATCGAGTTCCCCACTCATTTTCCATGAAATTTTGGTCTTTATCGACTTTTTTGGTCATTTTTTAGCTCCTGATCTGTTAAATCAGAACTTTTTACGGGGTTGCTATCCCGTTTTTTAATAATATCATAATCATCTTCAAGTATTTCCTTCAAATAATTATCATCCCACATATCATAGTATGATGTGTTTGATAAAGTTTCTCTAAATTTGCGTAGTTTTTGGATTGGTTGCCCCAAAATCAAATTATATTTGCCATTATCAGTTTTAATCCCATTAATAAAAGTATTATAGGCACCACAGTCCTCAAAGAACTTCCATCCTTGGTACTTTTTATTACATATATCTACCCACTCTTGAACCTCATTCAAATTAAAATGGTCCTCAATGACATAAACTACCACATCTAAGTCTTGAATGGGTTCTATGGCGCTTGCAGAGCACTCTACAATGCGATATTTTGACTTCGAAGCAAATGGACAAATGGCAAATCCATTTAATTCTGGTCTTACCTTTGAAACTTCTGCAATCCAATTAAGAATAAACTGTTCTTTTTCTGTCATAAAAAAAGAGTGCTTAACCTATTTAAGCACTCTAAAAATTATTTACCTTGTCCGCGATACTTTTTCTTCCGTCCATTACGAGAGGTTGCACTAAGTAATGTACGAGGAGACCGTCCCTGACGAGTCTTCTTTGGTGCCCCTGATTCAAATACAGTCTTCGATCCACCTTTAGCCATTTTAAATTTCCTCCATTTCTAATTCATTAGGATCAATGTCTTCTCCCGAGTAAAAACTCTCTGAGAAGTTTTGAAGAATCTCACTACAGTCTTCCATAGTGAGATTAGTATAAATTTTACGACCTTTATAGAAAAGATTGTAAGTTCGTTCCATTAGATTACGCGAGTTTTTTCATGTCCAACTCTAATACGAGGATCGCACCAGATCTCAAAGCCCGCTTCCTTAGCATCAAGACAGAAAGAAACATCCTCTCCACACATATCTTGTACTCCACCAGACTCAAAGACTTGCATCTTAGGAGCAAACCAAGGATACTCAAGATTTTCAAAAACTCCTTTCTTAATCAGCACCCAACCAAACCCAGTATAATCCACAGTGAAAGGCTTACGACGCTTTGAGATAGACTCTACAGTTTCATGATTCATGACTCCACCATTCTTGCGGAAATCATCTTCTTCTAACCAGTGTGCTACTGAGGTTGTGTGACCATCTTCTGTGGCATACCAACCAGAAACAATTTCTTTCTCTTCTCCTTCTTCATTCAGAGCCATATCACAGAGTTGCCAGAACTTTTCTGAGGTAAAGACAATATCCGAGTCAATCCAAAGTTGATAATCATATTCAAGTTTACCATCCCAAGGAATTTGCTTTGGACCACGAAGTACATTTGCACCTAGACACTTACAACGTGCAAAGTTTACCATCGATGAGTAATCTTGTGAAATCTGAATACTCATTCCATTCTGTACTAGATCAAAACAAAGTTGTACAAATGCCTTTAGAAAAATAAAAGAACATCCCCTTCCAGGTAAACAAAAAACAATACTCTTACCTCGCATCCGTTCTTTAATTGCATCAATATCCCATTCTTGTTCTTTGGGCTTTGGTGCATTTGCTTTTACTGTAAATCCTTTTGCCATAAGAAAATCAAACCTTCAGTTCAAATTTTATCAGTCTATATATGCTTTTGTCAATTCCCCCTTCGAAATTAATGTGAAGAATTTAAAATTACTTCTTTATTCATAACCATCTCTTCATATGACAAATCATCTTTTGATGTTCCAATATCAAGTATCTCAATCATTCTGTGCAACATCTCCCAGGTTTCCTCAAATTTGTCCTTTGAGAGACTGTGATAGATGCACCTGTCCTTTGCATAGATGTGATATATTTTCTCCATAATTTTCCGGAATTTTTTTAACTATTTTTATTTCGTAACCGCATTATATATGACTACTATCAGAAATCCAAGAGGGAGTCCGATAATCTTAAAAACCTTTCCAGGATAGCGTATTAACCATCCTGCAAAGACTACTTTCCAGAAATTCCAATAGGGCGTTCTAGCTCTCATTTTTTCTTTCTTTTGGATGATGCTCTTTTTTGTGCAGGTGTCCTAAAAATACCCGTTGCGCAACTCTTAATCCTTTTGTGTTTTCCTCCGAAGATTCCCCATCCGTGACAGTTTGCTTTC